GTAATCGCCATTTGTGCACTCCTGCTTTACACAGTCAAAATACCACAGCAGGCGTGAAACACAGAATTTGAGGGAAGGGTGGGGCGGGTGTTAATAAACGCCAAGCAGCCCTACTTAATAATCAAAAGAAAGCAGACCTAAATTTTTTCGTTGTAATGGTGATAGGCTTCTAAGCTCTTCTACCGCACTTCGTATGCCTTGGGACTTAGATGATCCACTACCAGATCGTACTGCCCCAGTATCTCGGCGTCTGTTATCTGACTGGACGACTTGCGATTTAGAAGACGCCTCAACGCTTGACTCAAGATTTTGTCCTGCCGATCTGAGAGGGCCGAGGTCTTCTCCTGACCCAAAACCTGCAAAACCCTTGTCAAAAACTCGCTGGCTTGCGTTTGCTCTTTGCTCATCTGTGCCACTCCATTTCATCAAAACAACGTCTGGAAAGCCTTGGCTTTCATCCCAACCTTCTGAACGCCATTGACGCAAAAGATCTCTGTAAGCAGCTTCGCCACGCTCTTCAATGTAAAATTCCTTACTAAATGGTATACGTTTTATTTCCTCAAATCCATACCCACCATACACATTTGGCAAAAATCCTTCTGGGTATCGCTCACTAGGCACTGCAAATGCGTTAAGAACAGAAGCACCCTCTTCAATAGCCTTACCCATAATTGCAGGAGAAGCTACGCCCTTGGCACCAATTTCGTTGCTAACAACACCAACAAGATCGACCTCATTATCACTTAGGCCCGGCACAGGTTTGCCATCATTCATCCATGTATAATCAGGATTTTTCTTTAACCCAAAATAAATGTCAGAGCGACCTAATTGCAAAACCTCAAAATTCCCTTCGCGCGCGCCCTTTGCGATTTCTTGCGCCGTGTAAGGCTCAAGCGTGGGATAAGATGGATTTCTTTCTAAAGCGCGCTGATACTCAATTGGCGATATTCCCTCGCCCTTTCCTTGCGCATATGGTTTTAATGACGTTTTCCAGTTACTTTGCAACGCTTGATCTATTAATTGAGCCTGCAATGGTTGCTCAATGCTGTAATACTGCATTGCCTCTTGCATATTTCTCGCACCCTCTGGCGTAATTTCCGTTGTAGGCAATGCGCGTGAAAATGCATAAGCCATTTGTGCTGGGTCTGGCGTGCCATCCGAGCGCATAATTGTCGGCCTGTTAGAATATTCAGCTTCAAAGTCAGAAAAAAGTAAGCCGCGAGACATTGGGTTCTCAAATCGACCAACAACCCGCCCTGGCAAGCCAACACTATACGATGGATGCTCTGGTAATCCCAACTCGTTTACGTCTAAAAGGCCAGCCTTTTTATTAAGCTCTAACAACAATAGCGTGTCGCCTAAATTACTACCTGCAAACTCAGGCTGAATGGAGCTATCTAAAATTCTTTGAAAATTCGGACCGCCAATGTCACGCACTTTAGGCGCAGTCATAAGCTTAGAGATAGCCTCTCGCTGAGGAAAAGTTAACCCTCGCATGTACTCATTGAAATATGGGCTATCAAACCCAACGAAGTTTTTTAATCTTTGCAGCTCTGGATCTACAGTATTTTTGCCAAATTCAGTTACCACTTTATTAAGCTGGTCAATACTTTCTTCAGGCAATCGACCATCTTTAATATACGCTTCTAATGTACCCATATAGGCATCAGCAACCGTGGCATTAGATTGATGGGCTTTTGGCGACATTGCAGTCACCGCCACAAAATCAGAATCTTTATTAAGCTTAGTTTGCCCCTTTGACTTACTGTCTACCATCCAAGCAACGTCAGCATCTCTATAAGCCTGCTGTAGAGGGAACAGAGGTCCACCTAAGAACGGTGTTCGCCGAGTAGTGCCTGCAGCGTCTATACCTTCGTAAAAACTGCCAGCGCGCGTTAAATCAGCAGGCGTTGGACTAATCTTCGCGCCGACTAAATCACGGGGATCTATCACCTCCACTTGTGAATATGGTGTTGTCTCACCAGCAGGCGTTTGATCACGCTCGGCAAAGCGCGCAAGCAAGGCATTCGCATCGCGTGGGTCTATAACATTCTGATTGACCGCCTTATCCAGCGCAGCGTCAATTATGGGCAGAGGCGCCGCGTCCGCGTTGCTTGGGTCTATGTTAAAATCCATCAGGATCTGATTGAGACGCGGGTTACTCTTTGCCTTTAGGAATAAAATATCCGCGCCCAAAGATGACTGCACAACCGCAGCGCTCAAGTCACTCGTTTGACCTGCCGGACCAAAAATCTCACCTATTTGCTCCAAATCACCAGCCGCAACCGCACGACCAAACCCGGCAATATCCGCACCGAAGCGCTTGTTAATTTCCGCACCAGCGTCCGTTGCCAGCCCACCCAACGCTGCAGCGCCCCTTGTAGCAGGCACCAGTGAGCCAATCGTTGTGACATCACCCAACATCGTTCCGTAAGCATCCCGCAACTGCTGGTCCGTTGCGGCGCTCTCTGATACACCCTCCGGCAAATATGGCGTCAGCTCGGACACACTAAGCCGCGACCCAGCATCGCCAATGCTTGAAATCGTGTTATCCAGCAAATCACTCGCAAATTGCGTTGGAGAGTTTGCAAAATCCATCAAACCCTGTCGCGCGCCCTGATAAGCACTTTTGCCAAGCTCTGACGCAGTGTTCACCGGGTCTGTACGCAAAGCAGTACCAAGGCGCTCGCCAGAGGTTTCATACTCGTCATCAAAGCCAATGACGTTGTCTAAAATCTGATAACCAAGATTATATGCGCGCCGCAAAGGACGCCGCAGGTTTGGCGGGATATAATACTCAATCGACATCTAAGCCTACTTTTTCTTCTTCTTGGCGTAAGACATCTTTTTGCCAGACGTCTTTGCAGCCTTCTTAGCCGCAGCCATGCCCTTTTTGGTGTAAGAATACTTTTTCCCGCCGACCATTGGCATAAACACACCTCCATCGATTGCTCGCGGAAATTTTAACACGCCAAGGGCAAATCACGTAATTTGAGGGGCGAAATAAAAAATATTAAAAAAAATATATATCAGGCCTTGTAAAGCGGGCCAATGGCCCTATATCAGATGTATAGGGCAATGAAGCCCACTGACTCAGGAGAGAAAAATGACAACGATTACTCAAAAAGGCCCAATCACCTACGTCAACAACCGCATCGCACTTTGCGGTACAATTGATGAGATCAGCAAAAAAGGTAATGGTCATTGGACCGGGACTGTCGGAAACGGCTGGTACAACTTTGAACTTGTCGGCGGCAGAGAGAGCGGCGGTGGCTCTAAAGAGTGGTATCTTCGCTTTCCACTTGGCTTCGGCGACCAGTGGATCCGCTACAACAGCGCCAAAGCAGCCATCGAAGCAATCGGAAAGGTGTAAGAAAATGACAAACATGTACCCTAAATTTCCAACAAAATGGGAAACCGCTAAAAAAATCTTTAACGCCAAAATGCGTGAGCTTGACAACGATGGCTCAAAAGCCATTCAGTTCTTTATGGATGCGGCTGCACGTTCTGAAAAAGCTGCAAAGGTAAACCCTGCAAGCGCTCATCACGCACTCGCACGGCGCATGCACAACGCCGCAACATACGGCATCAACCTGGCGTTTGGCATCGACAAAGCAGCGAAATAAGGAGACGGACACATGACCTACACATGCATCAGATGTAACGGCACTGGCGAAATCGCTGCGCACAGAAATGTGCTCGGCGGCGTCTGCTTCAAGTGTAACGGCACCGGAAAGCAAGCACGCAAGCCTGCCGCCAAGTCTAAAAAGTACCTCTGCAAATATGACGGTGTTGGCCTATTTACCAAGTCAGCACGCAGCGAGGCAGAGGCGCTACGCAAGGCAGTCGGACATTGGCGCTGCCACCCGCACGCTCCCGCCTTCGCCAACATCGACGACGAAAGCCAAATTACAGTGGAAGAGTATTCACAATGACCCCAGATAAATTCAAAGAGGCTCGGCTTTCGCTGGGCCTCTCAGCACGACAGTTGTCAATCATCCTAAACACCAACGAAAGAACCATCCGGCGGTGGGAAACCGACGATGGCACAAGACCAGTCAACCCCATAGCCATCCGCGTCATGCAATGGATGCTCAACGGCTATCGACCACCCGAATGGCCCGACTAAACAATACCAGCCAGGTTGCGCCGCAAAGGACCATCCCAGCCACGCATAGGACCGCGCAACATCGTGATCTCATCCGAGGCAAAGCTCAAACACAACGCATCCGCAAGGTCAGGCGACCTGAGCCCACGCTTGCGCATGCTATCCTTCGTCTCAGCCTGCATCTTGCCAGACGCAGAAAACGTGTACGTAATCGCCGTTAAATCAGCCAAAAGCTCGTCATTCTTAGGCACCTTACACGTCCGGCTCTCAAACCAGGCCTTCGCCTTAAACCACAATTCACTGCGCAAGTTATTATACACGCCCTTGCTCGACGGACTCTCCGACACATTCACGCCGCGCACAATATCACCCACCAATTGACGCATGCGGTCAACAATCGGACCACCCAAGCCAACCTCGTCAATCAAGATCTCAGCAGGCTGCTGGCTCTCCGGTAACGCCTCATACTCAGCCATCACACGACCAATCGTCTGCATGGTGTCCAACCCACGCCAACTCATAACCTCAGTCACAACACTCCCAGTGCGCTTCACCAACGCCGTCCGAGCATCCCCAAAACGCGCAGGGTCCAACGCCCAGATCGTGCGCTGATGCTCATCAACCGCAATATCACGGCTCATCGCAGCATCCACCAGCTCATACGGTATGATCGTGTCAATGTCAGCCTTCGCAAACTCACCCAACACACGGATCGAAAACGCGGCACTCTCAGGCCCATACCTGTGCTTCATCTCCTCCACAAACTCATCGCTCACCAAAGGACTGTCCAAACAAGACCACTTCCGCGTCCACCACTTGTCAGACTGACGCGTCTGGCTCTCGTAAAACGTCCCAGACACACGCGTAGGGTTCGAGATCAAAATAGTCTTACAATTCGTCGAACTCATAGACCCCGCCGCAGCCTCAAACACCGCCTCGCTAATACCAGAACTCTCGTCGCAGATGATGTAAACGTACCCAGCCTCATTATGCACCCCAGCGAGCGCTTCCGGCGTCTCTGCGCGCGCTGTACGCGCAGATATAAATGCCTCAGTCGGCGCCGGAATAAACTCCACACGGTCAGACTTCACATTCAACAAAGACCGGAGCTGGGGGGGTAACTCGTTAATCCACTTCTTAACTTCATTGAACAAGCCGTCAAAAAGCTGAGCACTGGTCGGCGCCGTCACAATCACCTTACAAGGAAACTGAAATAGCAAAATCCAAATCATCGCCCACGCACACGAACACGTCTTACCCGTGCCATGACCAGAACGTATGCTCAGACGCCGCGTGGGCTTCACCAGCTCATTCAAGAACTCAACCTGGTAATCAAACGGCTTACACCCCAGAACCTCCTCCACAAAAAGCGCAGGCTTGTCCCGATACAGCGCGATAAACTCATCAAACGGGTTACTACTCGTCATGCTTTTGAATCCTGCAGAAAAATGTCTAACTTTTCACGACTAATCTTCTTGCCGTTCAAAGCCCATTCACATTTGTAACCAGTTTTTGATTTAAACCACGGAATAAAACTCAAATGCACGCAAGTCCCAGGATGCTCAAAATGGGAAAATGTTGTGTCCATCGCAGATCCATCCCATTCGCGCGCAGCGATTTTTTCAAGGTCATCACTCGTCATGCTCAATGGCCTCCGGGGTGGGGGTCACGTCCTTGGCCTTCTTCAGCGCGTCCAAGTACAGATCACCAACATTCAGCGTAATATTCGTGTCAGACCGCTTGTTGTACCGACCGGACCACGCCTCAGCAATAAAACGATGCTGAGACGCGCGCTCCCGCGCAATGCTCACGTCAATCGCGGATATCTCAGATAACTTCTCGCCAGGCTTGGCATTCTTACGCTCGCGCATACGCTCCGCACGCAGCTCGTTCATAATATTGGTACTCGCCTCTGCGTGATACTCCGCAGCCACCTCGCGCACCTCATCGATCGCCTGCTTATACTCCGGCGCCTTCGTAAGCACACGCAAGAACGTGCCTTTGTCATAGCCCAGCTCCTTCGCCTTGCCAGAGATAGACCCGCCGCCAGCGATGTGATCAGCGATAAACTGAGGACCACCCAGTTTCTCCAGATGGGCGAGGATTTTACGTTTGAGAGGTTGGCCTGCCATTTTTTACTCCTTCGGTGTGTGTTGACCTGCTCGTGCTCGGGGGGGCTATAGGGCCGGGTGCGGGGGGGGTCTGGCGCGATTCCGGGTCAAAATCGGACCCCCTCGGCACAATATCTGGTAGCAAATCAGCATGTTGTGCATTAGGCCGAGGCGCATACTAGATATGGACATAATATTTAACATAATAATGGTTATACGCATTATGCTATCCGAGCTGGGCGCCGCCTTCGCGAGCGCGCGCGTGCGGGCCGACCTCAGTGTGTGCAACCTTGGTCCAGTCAAACAAAAGGGCGACACTAGCCGAAAGGTGAAAACGCTAGTGCCGCCCAGTGTGACGCGCAGGTACAGGGAGGACAAAAACCTACGCACCAAGAGAGACGAACCGGGTTGGCTCATGTCCATATGTTACTCCTCGTTATCCGCTGCGCCTAATCTGAGGGCGATCACCAGGTAGTTCGCTGCGTCGAGCAAACTGTCCTCATGGTAGCCACCAGTGGACAAGCGCGCTAACTTCAGCTCCACCATCATCAGCGCCACGTCATATGCGCTGATGTCAGAAGAGAGACGTTGGCTTAGTACGGCGCTCCACCTTTGTGCTACGCTTGCGTGACTTTGTCTCGCGTCCCCATACTCGGTCTCGCGCTCGTTCAGTATCTCGCCCAACTTGGTCAATATCTTTTCGTAGGTCATCTCTTCGTTTCGCTCTGTATCTCGCATAGCCTTTTCCATCGTGGACCACGGTGACGTACCCTCGGTCGATGAGGTGCAGCAATCGTGGCATCATGTCTTGAAATGTTTCATCCATTGCGCCTGCTAAATCTGCCGCTTCCCATGCGTACCGTTCACGCATGAGGCTCAGCAGCTCCAGCTCGAACTCACTGAGCGGTTCGAGCCACCCTGGTCGCTTCTTGTCTTTCGGTGCTCTGCGCTGCCGCCCGGACTTCGCTGCATCTCGTTGCAGGTTGATCATGGCCTCGCGCAGTTCATCTTCTGTCATGCTGCAGCTCCCACTTTCTTTCGAGGATCATCTCGCGTTGTGCGGCACTCCACCTCTGCAATTGCGGTGCGTTTAGCCACTTCCTGCGGTTCGCCACGCCCTCTAGTTCCGCATATGTTGAAATCCCCTTTAAACATTGGCGAAATTCCTTTTCCTCCAATTCAGACCAATCCTGCACCCGGGACGCGGCACCCTGCACCCTTGCTACGCAAGGGGGTGCGGTGCGGTGCCGACTATCCCTCATCTGGCACCCGGCACGTGCCAGCACGGGTGCCGAAGGGTGCCGAAGGGTGCCGACCTCTTTAGACACGGCTGAGCACTCCTTCTTTTTGCACCAAGATCTGCTTTTCGATGAGCTTCTTTAGGTTGGCGTTGAAGCGCTTTCTGTCGGCGTTTTCGCTGCCTGTTCCATGCCCATCGAAGTAGTGCGCTTTGAGTTCCTCTCGCATGACTTCGCCGTGCTCTGCCAGCTCATCGAATGCCTTGAGCACGGTCTTTTGTGTGGCACTCATACCTCCACCTGTTTTGCCCTCTGGGAGATCCTCTGTGCGCTCCAGAACGATGCTTGTGACTTCCTCTGCGTCTGGCGTCATCAGCTCCACGGGCAGCTTCACGAAAGCCATCTGTGGTGGGAACGCGTCTTCCTTCATCTTGGTCCATGTGACGAGCACCTTTGCCAGCTCGTCGTCGCCCCATGTTTCGACGCGGAACTCATGGTCTAGCGCTGCGGTGATGTTTGACGCGCCTCTGCCGCGCTCCTTGTTTGTATGTCCGGTGTGGTGCACTAGGAGCACGACCATGTCCTTGTAGCGCTCTCGCAGCCCGTCCAGCTCGCCTATGAGTAGGTTCATGTCTGTGCCGGAGCTTTCCTCTGAGGCGCCCAGAGAGCGCGCGAGAGTGTCCACAATGAGGAGTCCCGGCACACCCTTGGCTTCGATCATTAGGTCTATTTGTTCAACCATGTGCGTGACCTGCGCAGGATCACTGAGCACGACTGCGCGGTTGCTTTTGTAGAACTCTGCTTCGCCTGGTCCCACGCCGTTGTGCTTCTTCCACGCGGCGACACGCCGGGCGAGGCCGTTGCCTCCTTCGCCAGCGAGGTAGAACACGGGTTTCTTCTTTGCGGCGTATCCGTTCCACGCGCGTCCTGTGGCTACGCAGAGCGCCATATCTAGCACCAGGAACGTCTTACCGCTCCCTGATGCGCCGAAACACATGGCGAGCGTGTCTTCTTCTAGCAGGTTCTCTATGAGCCACTCCGGCTTGCGGATCTTCAGCTCGTCGATGTGTGTGAACAGGGCAGGGCGTTCTGGCTCTCTGTGAGGTTCGTGCAGCCGCTCCAGGCCATCCCTGACGGCGTCTAATCCGCTGGTGACGTGCACATCATTCCAATCCATTTCGGCTACAGGTGGTAAGCTGTAAGGCTGTTTGGCGGCATGGGCGGCTGCGATGCCTGGTTTATCATTATCGCCTGCCACCTTCAATTGTATATCAGGCCATGTAAAATTTATTTTATCACAAACTTTGGGCAGGGTGCCTGCGTCGAGCGCCCAGACGACTGGCAGGCCTGTTGCCATGTGGACGCTGACGCCAGTTGCGTATCCCTCTGTGACCCAAACCTGCCCTGGTTGGAGCTGACCTATGACGCCGAAGGCATCGTCTTTCTTGAGCCCGGCGTTAAATTTCTTGCTGCCGCAGGGTTGGATTCTTTGTTCCCCGACGACCTTGCCTTCGTAGTTGTAGAGCGGCACGACGACTGTGTCGCCCTCCATTGAGGCGCCTATGAGTTTTATACCTTTGCGCTGGATGTAATCTCCGGCGTTTGGGCTGGTATCTAACTGCACTACATTGGCGAAATCGTTGATGCTGGGCTTGGGTCTGTACTCATATTGTTTCTGCTTTACAGGCCACACGCCATCGTGCGCCATTTCATCTGTGATGGCCTTGAAGTCGTCGCATTGCCTGCAGAATACTTTGACCAGCCCGTTGTGTTCTGCGATCCAGAAGCGTGTGGAGGGCCAATCATTGTGACCGCAGGACGGGCAAGCGCCGTGGTGCTCGCCCTTTGGTCCTTCTCGGAGCGAGTATTTGCTGATGATCTTGTCAGCCCACTCGCTCCAGTATGGTTGTGGAAAGTCGCTCATGTTGTCCTGTCTATTTCGTCAGGTAGGTAACTGCCTATGAGCTTTTTCACAGTGACATCCATTTCATCCAGTGACTTCTGAGTGATGCGGATGGTCCTTGTGCGTGCATCATAGTTTCGCCAAGTGTATAGCGCTCTGCAAAAGCGTTCGTCTGCCACGCTTCTGCCATTTGCGTACAGTGGCTTTTCACTGTCGTTGATTTGTTTGAAGTAAGCGCCAAACAAGTGAGGCCAGTAGCCCATGTCTGCGCGGTTAAGTATTTCATAAACGCGCAGAATTTCATTTATTTTTACGCTTCCCTCAAGATATGCAACGATTGCCGCTGCGCGAAACCCGGTGCTACGCCAGGTTTTGCCCTTTGTTTTTATTTGGTCAAAGGAGTTTAGTAGCGTACCTGGCTCTCCAAACCACAAGGGTTCGATGTCTTCTGCTTTGACCGATTTCACTCCGGCGACCCGCAAGAGAAACGTCAGTGGGGTTAAAAGCTGCCTGTCGGTTTGCAGCACGTCAGCGGCGGTTCTGGTTTTGCCCTGATCGACAATGCCAAAGACCTCGTTGAAGTCTTCATCTTTGACAAGCACAACCATAAACTCTTGTGCCAAGCCAGTTTCTATCACTGCATTAAGTCTATGCTGCGCGCTGATAATCCGGCCCTGATCAGTGATTACGAGAGGCTCTGGCGACCTGCGCCAGCGCCCCAGCTTCATTTGCCGTTGGTAATCCTCGCTTATTCTTTTTGAGAATTTGCGGTTGTCGGTATTACCCTGCAGCATTTCTTCAGCCATTGCTGGAGTGATGAGTGTTACTGCATCCTCAAGCTTATGCGTTAATATCTGATCGACAATCATCACATCGGCCCCACGTACCACGCGCGAAATTTGTCACCCTCGGCGCGTATGACTATTCTGCGTTTGCGCATCCTGCCGCGCGTATAAAGGTACTTTGCTTCAGTTTTTTTCAGTAGCACACTATCGCCCGGCGCCATGATATGTAGCAGCTCGTCGTACCTGCTGGGACCATGACTGATTTGCGGAATTGGGATGTCTTTTTCGATCTTAAACATGGGTTGGTCCTCCTTAATTTAAGTAATTAGGCGCAATTTCTTTCATTACATTGCGCGTTTTTTCTTTTGCTTCTTTTCGGAAGCTCTGCATTAAGCGGACCGTTTTTGTGTCTGCTATGCCGTGATGCTTGAAGGCGTAAAGGCTACGCATATACCAATCATTTTCCAGCGTAGTTCCGCTGCGATTTAGTTTTTTCTGCGTGTCCGTAAGTTGGACAAAAAGCTCGCTGAAAATGTGAGGCCATGTAGCCATATTTTTTTCGTTGAGGTTTTGGTAAATCGTCAAAGCCGTTGTAAAGCCTACCCAATTTGCCCGCACTGCGATTACCATCGCCGCGCGCACTTGCGTGTTTCTCCAAATGCGCCTTGTTGTGCGGATTTCAGAAATGGATTTAAGGTGTTCGCCAATTGGGCTATGAATAAACGGTTTAATGTCGTCAGGCTTTACCCTTTTGACTCCAGTGCCTCTCAGTAAGAACGTAATTGGTTGTACGATCTCGCTTGGTGTTTTTAAAATAACAGAATTTGATCGTTTCATTCCTTGATCGAGCACGGCAGAAACTTCATCAAAGTCTTCATCTTCTATGATTACGACATGCATTTTTTGGGCTAATTCCGTTACTATTATCGCCCAACACCGATGCTGTCCGTTTACCAGGCGCCCTGTGCGTGTAATTACAAGTGACTCTGAGCTTTTACCCCACCGTGATAAACGCATTTGTCGCGCGTAATCTTCTGCAGTTGATTTGACGAATGGCCTTGGATTATCTGCGTTTTTATTCATCAGTTGTTTTGCCATCTCTACTGTAATAAGCGTCATGCTTTCGTCTAACACTGACGCCTCCGAAAATAGGTTCATGTCCATTTTGTCTCTCCGTTTTTTGTACAAACTCACCGTTAGAATGGTATTTCGTCGTCGAACTCTTGCGCTGCGCTTGCTGGGGCAGGGACTGGCTTTTCATCTAGGCCGAGCTGCTGGGCGAATGGGTGCGCCACATGGCCTGCGCCGTTGGCTTGCACCAGATCTTTGAACGGGTGTTCTGCAGGTTCTGCCGGGGCTTTACGCTCTGCAAGATCCACCACCATGACGCTATCAATCACGGTGCGGACGCCTGCGTTGGACCCGCGTGACCAGCCATCAATCCACAGGTTTACGTGCACCTTGCTTTCTGACGTCAGCTCAAAGTCGGGGCCGTACTTCGTGCCGTCGAGGCTATACTGGGCAACCTCTTTGCCGGATTCGCCCCAAGTCTTTTTCTTGGCGCGGCGCTTAAAGAGGTTGTCTTCTTTTTTAAACAGCTTGTCGCTGGTTAAATCCTCGGCAGAGATCTTGCCTGCCGTTTTTGGATTGGTGTTTGCCACTTGTCTGATAACCTCTGCCAAGCCTTTTGCTTGGTCCTTGTTCAGCAGCAGCTCAACCTCGTAGGCCGCGTCCTGATGCGTGACAGGCACTGGCACACTGCGTCCTTGCGCTTCGTCATAGGCCCATGCATGGACCTGACCAGCTTGCGCGTGGTCTTTGGGGTAGGCCGAGCGCAACCGAGGCCACATGACGATAACATCTGTGATTTGGTATTTCATTCATCTCTCCTCTTCTTGTTGTAGATATTCGGGCAGCTCTATGACTGTGTAAGCTCCCCAGTTAGTTCCAAATTCGCCGTCCTTGCGAGCTTGGGCGATGTCGATCAGCAGCGCATCAATGCGCGCTCTGGCGCGTCTGATGGTTGCGTTGTCTAAAACGTGAAAATGCGCGGCGTATGGCTTCGTCTTTTCTACCGCCATGAATCCAAAGACCTGCGTGTCTACGCCGGGCAGCGTTTTTACGTGCCAGCCACATAGCTCTGCAATCTTCAAGTACCACGCGCACTGCAAGTCATAACCCAATGCAAATACTTGTTTTTTAAAGGTTCTAGGGTCGGCGCCAACCGTGCTCTTTGTGTCTCCCATGACCTGCAGCTTGGGCGAGTATATGTCGGGCCTTCCCTTCATCCAGACGCCGCTGGCTGGATCTTGTGCGATCAATGTTGCCTCGCAAATCCGGTCCTCTGCGGTGAGCAGTTTTTTACAATGTGCATCGCCCATTAAGCCACCGATCATGCGGCGCTCATGCTTGAAGCCGTGGACCATCTCTTTGACTTGGTCGTATTCGCTTTGCGTCAGTAGGATCTTGCCTTCCTTTTCTGCCTCTGCGTCAGCGGCCTTGAAAGCCTTTGTGGCGCGCGAAGTCTCTTCGCTACGTAACACCAGCTCTTTTTCTGGTTCATGCGCCTCAGCGTGCAGTGCAGTGCCTATACGAGCCGCTATTGCGCTGATCGTGCTTTCACCAAGTTCTGCTTTCATGAGAGAGTGTTTGTCAGCGGTCTTAATGTAAGAAGCATTGATGAGCCGAGTGCCATCGGGTGCCACCAAGGACTCATGGTATTCGTACATGCTGTAATTATAATGAACGCCGGGCTTGGCTTTGACCTTATTGTGCTTCACAGGGCATCCTCCAGCTCATCGACTGCGTAGGCAAGCGCGCGCAGCTCTCTTGCCATGCCCTTGTGAATGGGTCCTGAGAACAGCGCTTGCTTGCTGTTCTCGGTGGTTAAGCTGAACCAGGCGCCGTTGACCTTGTCGAAGCTTATGTTGAAGTTCATGTGCTCGACGGGGTAGGTCTTGTTAATCGCCATGTCTGTCCTCCAATTCTGTTTCTAAAATCACGCCTTCACCGTTGCATTTCCGGCACTTCTCTTGCGTTTCGTAAGGCTCACCCATGCTGAACTCTGAGGGCCAGCAGACGGTCCATGTGTGCGTGATGTAGCCGCTCTCGCAGGAGGGGTGGTCGCATGGGACGATCTTTGGTGGGGTCATGCCAGCGCCTCGTTGATCTGGCGCGCCAGCGTGTCCAGCAGTGCCTCGCAGTTATCGACGCGCTCTCTGCAGGCATACAGCTCATACCGCTGGTCAATTTGATTAAACTCTGCGGTACGCAGGTCATCTTTCATGTTTTTAAGATTACGCTTCAGTGCCAAAAACGTCTTTGTCATGCCCTTTGTCATGTCCGGTCCTCTCTGCGCGCCATGCCAATAGCTCTCTCGTCAGCTTGCAGAAAGCTGGAAAGCTTAGATCAGCTTGGTCGTCCATGTTATTGGTTTTGTGTCCTGTTTC